TAATAAGATATTTTACTCTAAAGTATTTTAACACAAGTGGAACAGGTGTGCGTGGAACAATACCAGCAGATACTGTTATTTGTTCAGCACCAGTCATTGTAAGTGTACCATCATTTACAGTCATTGCTGCTGCAGATGGTGTAACTGATAATGTTTTATCAATGTAGAATGATACTGCTTCACCATTATCATTATCTATGTTTTCATTGACTTTGTTTTTACCATATACATTGGAGTATGCATCACTAGTACCTGGATCAACAGACTCTTGAATTGGTTTATCACCAGCATCAGTTGCAGGGTATGCCCTTCCAGGTCCCCACATGATTCTTACTCCACCAACACCTCCATTACCTGCGGTAGCTTGAGTGTCGGTAGCAATAGGAGTATTATAGCACGAACCGCCTCCACCGCCAACCTCTCCACCATCAGAACCATTAAAAGGTCCATAAGTAGATGTCGATCCAGTAGCATCTTGTGAGGATGCGAACACAGTTCCACCTCCACCACTAGCACTACTCAACTGCCATGCTATACCAGCTGGATTATCATTAATACCTCCTGATGTGGATCCAGTATTTGTTAGATTCCATGAAAAACTATATGTACCAGCAGCAACAGTACCAAGATCTATATTAGTATCAGCAGTACCATCTTGTATTGGAGTAGAATTTTTTAATACTCCATCCCAATAAACATTAGCAATATCATCAGCTTGAACCCTGATCCATAACTGTGTAGTTGAAGCAATAGTAATTCTCCTCTGACCAAATGTACTCACATTTAGATTTGGATCTGGATTAGTTGGATCTGTAGGTCTATTCTTCATAATACCATACTGCTGCATAAATGTAGACCAATAAGTATTAGTTGCAGTTGTTGGGTGAGTTATTGTCCAGTTATTATTATTCTGATAAGGTGAAACTGAGTTTCCACCAGCAGCACCACCAGAACCTCCTCCACCACCATTCATAGCAGTGCCTTCAGTGGGTTGGTTAATTGGAGTACCTTGAACACCATTAGCTCCTTGTCCTTCTAATCCTACTCCACCACCTCCACATCCACCAGTGGTCAAAGTAGTATGTGATCCAGCAGCACCACCTCCACCTGATCCATCACCAGATACAATAGTTCCAGTACCACCATGAGTGTTACCTCCACCACCATTACCTGAATATCCACCAGCTCCACCTCCTGCACCAAATGTGGTAGAATCTCCTCCATTACCACCACCATCACCTACATAATCTCCACCATTCCTAGATGTATATGACCATCCTCCTTTACCTCCACCACCACCTTTAACAGTAGAAGCAGATATAAAATAACTATCTTGACCTTCAGGCCATGTTGATGGGTATTCTGTATCTGTACCTTGACCACCAGCACCTACGACTACTGTATAACTAGAGCCTGGTGCCACTGTGATATTATTTTTCCATCCTAGGCCACCGCCACCCCCACCAATTAATGTTCCTGTACCACCAGCACCACCACCAACACATACAACACAAATAGACGTTACACCAGCAGGTGCTGTCCAACTATGAGTACCTGCTGTTGTCCATTCTTCTTGACCAATAGCATCTGTAGCAGTTCCACTAGTAAATTCATGTGCATATGTTGGAGATACATCATATGAATACTGTGCCTTTGTACTTCCTCCTGGATCTATACCTCTTCTTGGTCTATATTCACAGAAATAATGTGAGTGTTCAGCAGCATATCCTCTATCTTCAGGAACCCACTGTTGAATTGGAGATCTGTTGGTAACATAGTTTGGTGATCTAGTATCATCAAAAGCATCACCTTTTTGATATGAATTCGGTCCTGCCTCACTACCCAAAACTAGATGAGTGTGTGGTGGTGGTCCACTTAATGTATGTGGTTGCAATGGTCCCACCTTTATAACTGCTTGACCAGTCAATGATCCTTTAACAAATCCTGTTACAGCATTGTATCCAGTTACACGAACTGTCCCAAACCCATACTCCTCAAGTTGCCTAGCTCTGCTAATATACCATTCACCACCAGTCATACCTACTTCCATAGTAGATAAGTCTGGTGTTATTGATCCAGCTCCATCAATACCATCAGGACCATTAACTCTCTTCATCCTCATGTCTGGTAAATTAAATGTACCAGTAAGTTGAGTGTTATCACCCCAATCTCTGAGGTCAACTAAAGTAGGAGCAGTTCCACCATACTTATTCTGTAATGCATCATATAATAAAGGGAAGTCAGCAATATTTAATTGTCTCCCATCACAATATAACCAACCAGGATACTGATGCTCAACCTTTGATGCTTGGGTGGAATCTGTACCACTACCATCATGCTCACCTACAATGACAGACATAATAGCTCCGATAGGCATACCAGAGTCGTTATGCATGTCTGAATAATGGTGATTAAAGGATCCTCTTTCTCTAGGCATGTTAATACTTTATTAGAAATTCCATAACGATGTATGGTGAAACAATATCATCAAACTTATTTACACCAGAAGTAGTTATGTTAACAGACGCTTCAAGACCATCTGGTCTCATAGTTGTAACCTCAGTGGTGCAAGCGAAATCAGTATCACCTATCTCTCTATCAAGAATATGAGAGTGTAATGTACCATCAACAGTATCAGATCCAACAGGAACTTCTACCGTTTCCTCAACATTTCTAGCAGTAGAATAGCAAGGATCCATTATATCATCATTAACAGTATCATATGGTCTTTGTTGTCCAACATTTATAGTTGTGTTAAGAGGCCATGAGGTTGCTGTAACTACAGAATTACCAGATGCTTCTTTACCAGCTTCCTCAACATTTCCACCTGATTGTTGCAATGAAGCAGTTGATTGAGAAGATGTTTTCCAGTTACTAGCTCTTTCTGTTTGAGTAGCAGACATAATTGTATAATTTAGATGAGCACCATTTTGAGTTGCCCATCCTAAGAAATGATTGTCGAAAGATGGACAATTACCACCATTACAAACACCAATTCCACTCTGCAGCTGCATTGGTACAGCTTCATGATACTCCCAATAAGCATTTGCAGCAACATTACACAATCCTCCAGTACCACCCTCGTCACCATCACCATCTGGATCAACAGTAACATTAATATCAGCTGCTGCAGAATAATATGGTGTAGACCTATTAGGAAACTCAGCACTCTCCTTTATTGCTACTCTAGTACCACCAGAGAAATGTCCATGTGATCCTATAGCCCTAGCTGGAACACTTGTAACCTCACTAGTAGTTGGAAGTGTCCAACCTACTGCACCAAGCAAATCAAATGTCTGTGGTGGTATTGTAAAAGCACCATTAAATCCTATGGTAGCACTACTACCAGTATTGGAGAACATCTCAACACCAACACCTGCTTTCTTTATAGTTGTAGCATTCTCTCCAGTACCAACAACCTTAGTCATATTTCTATATGATCCTACATTAGATGATGAAGCAGCTTCAATATGTTTTGATCCTAAATCAGGAACCTGAAATTGAGTAGCAGCAAGAGCTTGATTAGGTTTCTTATATAATGATATATCACCAGTTTTAAGTATCCTTGCAAGCTCTGGATAATCTCTCTCATCATAAACAGAACCATCACATCTCAAGTAACCTGCTGGTAACTTGTCTATGATCTGTGCAAAATTAGGATCATTATCAGGAATACTAACACCCCAGTTAATAATAGTACCAGGTGCATTACCTAAATTAGATCTTACCTTCTGTAGAAACTTCATTAATATGCCCTAATAAGATACATCATACTAATTGCTGGAGTCTTTACATCCACATTAATATTTAGTGCTGACGGTAGATTCTGTGGTGCAACTGCTGTAGGTTGACCAGATAATGTACTATCAATTTCTATATTATCAACAGCTACAATTGTAGGTGGTTTAACAAAACCAGCATTCATTGTAAGTTGGAATGAATAATGAGTATGAGACTGCTGATTAGCATGATACTCATGATTATGATTTAAAGTAACTGGAAATGTTTTAGATGTTTTTTCATCAGCAGGGTTGAATAAATTATTAGCAATATCATCTGCTTGACCCTGATAACCATACCAGTTCTTATCAGTCCTGTTAGACATCCTTTCATTACAATTATAGACTGAATTAGTAGTACTGTAAGTAGCACCTATAGGTCTAGGCATAGGACCAGTCCACACTGGTTGTGGGTTATATGTACCAACACCACCAGTAGTATTAGGGTTGAGTTTAGGTCTACTCATATCAACTACAGTTTCATTTGCAATATATCTTGTTACTAAAGCAATTCCTGCATTACCAGCAACAGTATCAGGGTTACCTGATTGACCTGAAGGTGCAATAACTTTCAGTTGCTTTCCATTACCTTCTACATTACTCTCAACTTTTGGACACTGGAAGCTTTCCATATATCCACCATCAGCTTGAACATACCTATAACCAGTACCTGTATTACCAATAACAGTAGGATTACCATGTGTATGAGGTGGCATATGATCCTTACTTAACTTTCTAGGTAAGACATGAAATGTCTTAAAGTAATTTGGTGGATTTACAGAGAAGTTTCTAATCTGTCCAGTTAAACTACTAGAATCTGTGATGGTAAAATTTATATCAGCATTAGCATTATATGAAGTACCTGGACTAACACCAGATCCATCACCTTCAATTAATTTATTAGTACCAGCTCCTGTTGGTGTTAATACATCTGGTACTGATGGTAGAGTCCAGTCCACCTTTAGTGTTAAGGGTTCTGATCCTGAAGGAAGTGAAGAAGCAGGTATAGTTATAGAATCACCAGCACTATATCCAGAACCAGCTTGAACTATCTTAGTTACCCCAGCTCTACCTTGAGCATCTACATCAATAGTTACTTGACAACCATTTCCACCACTAGCAGAAGTTATAGTAAAATTATATGTTGCAGCTGATCTACCCTCATCTACCTCACCATTAGTAATAGTCAAACCACCAACAGCACCACTCTGATATGTCTGTCCAGCTTGCAATGCAGCAACACTAACATATGATTCTTCGTAGTCTGCTAACAACCTAGTATTTAACTGAGGTAAAGCAAACGTATCTCCACTTATATACCCTGGATATGTCCTACCATTAAGACCATTAACAGGTCCGTATGTATTACCTAGAATAGATGCTAGTACTGGATAGTTCATAGCTTCCAGTACTTGACCATTACATGCCATCCATCCTTTTGGTACTGTACCTTGATCTCCCGACCAAGGAAGGATCGTGCCTATGGCCGCACCCCTCATCCTTTTTTCTGCTTCGTATTGTTTCATTGGTTATAACTCCACAAGCCACCATCCTCTATAATTGGATGGTATAGTTCCTGTCTCTGTTCCATCTTTTGCTCCAGCGAATACGAACCCAAATCCAGCATGTCTGGTCTGAATAATCATTTCACCACCATTATATGCAGTAGCAAGACCACCAGCAAGTGTTCCAGTAGCATCACCTTGCATTTGTACACCAGCTGGTGCACGAACAATTAATGATGTAGAGTATGATAAGTTACCTCCTAAGTCAATCATTCTAATGATATCACCAGTCTCTGCATCTGCTGGTAATGTGAATATTGCTGTAGCAGCAATAGCAACAAAGTAGTTCTTACCAGTTTCAAGTGTTGCGTCAGAAGATTTAAACTCCCAGTTAAGTCCACCATTCTTACCCCAGAATCTATTAACACCAAATGCATCAATAGCAGCATCCTGACGTATTCTGAATACTCTGTCATCATCATTACCAAGACCATTAATTTCTAATGCCTTAGTATTATCTGCTGATGTACGTGCTTGAGCAAGACTGTTAATAGTAACTTGACCACCATTAACTGTTAGTTCACCAGTACCGATTGCAGATCCAGCAACACCAATACGTGTATCACCAGTCTGTGCATCTACATGCAACTTAGCGTCAGATGTAGATGGGAACTCTACTCCAGTTGTACCACTGAATATAGAGAAGTCATCATCTATTTGTAAGTGACCAGAGATCTCAAGATTACCAGTAGATGCCTGTAAATACAGAGCCATCTTCGCATCGTCAGCAGAACCTGCTGCACCATCATTCTGTACTCTTAAGTTACCAGCTAACCACTCGTTGCCTCCCTTATCTATAATTGCTTTAGGAGCAGCCTCAGTACCAATACCAACGACTGTGAACTTACCATCACTATCGATAGTTAGTCTAGTGTTAGGAGTTGGTTGACCATTAATAATCCTAAACTGATTATCAGTGGAGTTAGTTGATGCATTACCTGTTAGATTAATATTAAAGTCTTGAGAACCAAGTATAGTAGAATCTACACCACCAAAGACAGAATCAACTACGAAACGATCTTGTTGTGCACCATTATTAACACTAAACTTCTCAGCATTAGTATCATTAACAGCAGTAATTCTAACAAATTCACCAGTACATGTGGGTGCGTTCGCACCATTTAATCTTAGGTAATCACCAACACTGAACTGTCCACCAAACTCAGCGAGTGATACAATATCAGCACTGAAGTTGACGATAGCAGATCCAATAGTACCTGATATCGAAACAGCACCGCCACCAGGAGAAAGAGATAGATTAAATCTTGTCTTACTATTACCAGTATCATTAACTGCGTTTACAACAAAGTAAGTATCTGTAGTAGTAAGTCCTACAATGCTACCAACATTACTGAACTTAACTGCATCACCTGTTCCCAATTCATTAATAGGAACTTCCATTGTATCAGCATTCTCTACAAGATTAGATAGAGTAGGAGTTGTAGAAGTCTGTGGTACTCTACCAATTAGGTAAGTAGCATTATTAGATCTCTCAAGCTTGTATATAACTTGATTATCTGCATGTATTGCTACAGTTGTACAATCTACACCTCTATTAACTGGAACTATCCTTGTATTAGCATCAGGACCAGGTGAGACAACCTCAACCAATTCTTGATTTACGATAAGGATATCACCAATCTCTATTCCTCTAATGTTATTAACTGATAGTCTATTGTATTCAGCATCATTTGAATTAGCTGTCCATTGAGTTGTACCAGTACCAGTATCAACTAAGGTATTCTGTAATGTAATACCAGTACCTGTTCCAGGAGTACCACCAACCTGTACAGGTGATCCACCTTCAGATGTAGCAATCTGGAATGTACTACCACCAGAAGGAGCAGTACTATTAATAACCCAGTATGGTGTGCCTACTGCAATACCACCACCAGAAAGTCCAGTAATATCAGTAAAGTTAACTACGTTACCATCTAAGAAATAGTTATCATTTACAGAGAGAACTCCATTAGCTGCAACGCTAGTGATAATCTGGAAACCATCAATATCAGCAACATACTTGTAGAAGTCAACATTGAGGTCTTGTAAACTACCAGGATCATGAGCTATCTGTGCTGTATTGAGTTGTTGTCTATCAACCGTAACAGTTCCACTGTTGGATCCACCATGCATGGTTACATCACCATACATGTCTGTATCACCATTAACTTGTAAAGAGTTTCTAACCTCTGTAGTACCAGCAACACCACCAATAGCAAACTGTGATGCTCTAGTTGCAAAGTTTACAATAGAACCAGCACCAGCTCTGGTGAATAGATTGATAGTCTGTGAATTAGACTGTAGATCACCACCATTAACATCTAAGTCACCATCAAGTATGGTCTGAGCATTCTTAATTGTGAATGTAGAGTTAGCAGTGTTACTAAACGCACCACCAAATGTAAGTACTGATTTATTTGTAGCAGTATCAGCAACAGTACCAATCTCAACTGTCGAATCAATAGATGATGTATGTACCCTTAATGTTGTATCAGTAGAAGAAGTACCAATGTCTATTGTCTGAGCTGCTGTTGCATCCTCGAAGAGTTTTATAGTAGTTGCAACACCACCAACATTTAATGTGGTTGCATTAGTATCAAGTACATTGAAGGTTGTTGCATTAGTAGTAATACTTCCACCATCAATATTTACATTACCATCGATATCTGCATTAGCAATAACATTACCATTATCAACTAAGTGTAATGCATTAGTTTCACCAGATCCTACCTTAATAGTAACTGTAGAATCTAAATCATCATCAGTTGCATTAACACCAACTCTTGTTTCTAAAGTAGAAACTCTAAGTGTTGCTAAATTATCTGTTGTGATTGAATCTCCACCAACTATAAACGCATCTTTGAGACCAGTCTCAGTCTTGGTTGTAGTTGACTCGGTAAGATAACTATTAATTGCCTTACCACTAATGAATGCATTACCAACAACATCCAAGTTTGCTCTTGGTTCTTGTTGATTATAAACTGTTCCACCAGCAGTATATGTTAAGAACGCATGTGCATGTGCAGCATGTGCTGTACGAGCAATAGT